TGAAGCAGAGAATCAGCCTCAAACCCCGCCCCCGGAGCCGCAGGCCCGGGAACCCCAGTCCAATAAGGACGAACTGGACGCTGTCAACGACAACGTCCAAAAGCGCATCGCAAAGCTCACTGCTCGCATGCGCGAAGCCGAGCGCCGTGAGCAGGCCGCCCTGGAGTATGCTAAAGGTTTACAAAACCAAGCCAGCACGCTTCAGCAGCGCCTAGTTCAGACGGATTACAGCCGCCTGAACGAGGCCAAGGCCCGCTTGGATAGCCAACAAGCCTCTTTGCGCCAGATCATTCGCAAGGCTAAGGAAGAGGGCGACCTGGATACTGAGATTGAAGCACAAGAACGGCTTGCCGCCTTGATCCAGGACCAGCGTCAAGTTGCCCAGTACCTGCAGGAGCAGCCCCCGCAGCAACAGCAACAGCCACAGCAGGTCTACCAGCAGCAAGCCCCCCAGCAGCGACCCGCTGCACCGGACCCCCGTGCTGAGGAGTGGGCCGCAGAGAACGAGTGGTTTGGTAAGGATCGCACGATGACGTATGCAGCGTGGGGAATCCACCAGACTTTGATTGAGGAAGAGGGCATTGACCCGTCCTCAGATGAATACTATACTGTTCTTAATCAAAGGATTCGGGAACAATTTCCGAAACACTTTGCGAACGAACAATCCCCCAGACAACAGCGTTCCGCACCAGCTGTTGCCCCTGCAACCCGTAGTTCGGGAGTGAATAGTGTGCGCCGTACTGTCCGGCTTTCGCCGAGTCAGGTTGCTATTGCGAAGAAACTGGGCGTTCCTCTCGAGGAATATGCCAAGTACGTGAAGGAGTGAAGACATGAGCGAAATGAAAATTGATCGTGCCAGCCGCAGTGCGGATACCCGTGCCAAAGCTGAACGCCGCAAACCATGGACTCCCCCGTCACGTCTTGACACGCCGCCTGCCCCTGAAGGCTTTGAGTACCGTTGGATTCGTTCCGAGGTCAATGGTTTCCAAGACAAGCAAAACGTCTATTCCAAGCTGCGCGAAGGTTATGAGCTCGTGCGTTTGGAAGAAGTGCCGGAAAGCTACCAAGCTCTCCTGCCGACGTTAGACGACGGCAAACATGCTGGCGTTATTGCTGTTGGTGGTCTCTTGCTTGCCAAGATTCCCAAGGAAACCATCGAGGAGCGAAACGAGTACTATCGTCGTAAGGCCCAGGACCAGTTGCACGCTGTGGACAACGAGATGATGCGTGAAAACGCTCACTCTACAATGCGAATTCAGACGCCCGAGCGGAGTTCGCGCACAACTTTCCGCCAGCCAAACGCCTAAGTGAGGCTGGTTATCCAAACTTAGCAGGAGCTAACAAATGGCAAACGTAAACAAGCCTTTTGGTCTGCGCCCCTCTGGTAACTTGTCCGCTACCGGTGCCCAAAAACAATACGGGTATCAGATTGCTGACAACCAAGCAGGCGCGATCTATCAGGGTGACTTGGTCGTCGTGTATGACGGCTACATCATCAAGTATGACGCAGCTACCCATGCCGGTCCCACCGGTGTGTTCAACGGCTGCCAGTACGACGATCCCACCCGTGCAAACAAGCCGACGTGGAAGAACTACTATCCCGGTAGCGTCAACATTACCCAAGGCATCATCGCCTGTGAGGTGTTGGACGATCCGAGCCAGTTGTTCCTGGTCCAAGCTGACGGCGCAGTGACTCAAGCCAACATTGGCAAGAACGCTGATCCGACCGCTTCCACGACCGGTAGCACCACCTCTGGTGTCTCGAATGGTTCTTTGAGCTCCGCTTCCATTGCGAAGACCGCTGCTCTGACCTTCAAGATTGTTGGCCTCTACGAGTCCCCGGACAATGAGCTGGGTACCAACGCAGTGGTCGTTGTTAAACTCAACCAACACCAGTACGGCAGCGTCGGTGTTGCTTCTGACGGAGCATAATCATGGCAATTACACGTTCACAACTCGTTAAAGAGCTGGAGCCCGGCCTGAACGCTCTGTTCGGTCTGGAGTACAAGCGCTATGAGAACGAACACGAAGAGATTTTCGCAATCGAAACCTCTGACCGTGCGTTCGAAGAAGAAGTGATGCTGACCGGCTTCGGTTCCGCCCCGGTGAAGACCGAAGGTGCTGGCGTGGCATACGATACCGCTCTGGAATCGTTCACTGCTCGCTACACCCACGAGACCATCGCCATGGCGTTCGCGCTGACCGAAGAAGCCGTTGAGGACAACCTCTACGACCGTCTGTCGGCTCGCTACACCAAGGCTCTGGCTCGCTCTATGGCGAACACCAAGCAGGTCAAGGGCGCTTCGGTGCTGAACAATGCTTTCACCGGCGGCGCTTACGCTGGCGGCGACGGTGTTGCTCTGTGCTCTACCGCTCACCCGACCGCCCTGGGTCCCGACTTCTCTAACCGTCCCGCCGTTGCTGCTGACCTGAACGAGACCTCTCTCGAGCAGGGCATTATCGACGTGGCTGCGTTCACCGATGAACGTGGCCTGAAGGTGGCCTTGACGGTTCGCAAGATGATCGTTCCCAAGGAACTGCAGTTCACGGCTGAGCGCCTGATGAAGTCCACGCTGCGCACCAGCACGGCTGACAACGACATCAACGCAATCAAGTCGATGGGCCTCGTTCCCGAAGGCTACGCCGTCAACCACTTCCTGACCGACACCAACGCATGGTTCCTGATCACCGATGCGCCCAACGGTCTGAAGATGTTCGAGCGTTCGCCCATCCGCACCGCCTTCGAAGGTGACTTCGACACCGGCAACGTGCGCTACAAGGCTCGTGAGCGTTACAGCTTCGGCTGGTCTGACCCTCGCGGCATCTACGGTTCTCCTGGCGCTTAATCAGCGGCAGAAAAATCGTGAAAGGGGCCCTTGTGGCCCCTTTTCTTTTGGTGTATATTGGCCCCATTCCGGGGTTTTTGGCGCTCCTGACAGGTCCCGGCCTGACGACATGCAGACAGAAGCGCCCCACCACTCGCATGTGAGGAACAAATGGCAAATACCACTTTCACCGGACCGGTTCGTTCCCAGAACGGTTTCCAATCCATCACCAAAAACGCCACCACTGGCGCAGTCACTGTCAACTCGTCGTTTGGTACTGATGTTGTTCTGAGCGCTCAGTCCCTGTCTGGCGCAGGCGCAGTTGATATAACCAACGCTTTCACCTCGTTGACTACCACTGGTGCAGCGCAGGCCCTAACGTTGGCCGACGGCACGGTTGGTGAGATTAAAGTCATCGTTCACACCGTGGACGGTGGCAGCGCAGTGCTGACCCCCACCACCAAGATTGGTTTTACCACCATCACCTTCACCGCTGTGGGGGATTCCGCAATGCTGATCTATACGGCTGCAGGCTGGGCTGTGATTGGTTCCAAGGGCGCGACCATCGCTTAATAGGAGTCCGACATGGGCTTTCAATATGACGTAAAAGCGAAAACGGTGACCAGTACCGGCGCGTCCGGTATTGGTACTCCCCGTGCTCGCATCAAGGCCATCTACTACGTCCCCGGAGGCTCCGCTGGATCCATTTCTTTTAAGGATGGAGGCACCGGAGGCACCGAACTGATCAATCTGGCAACCCCTGCCAGCACGACAGGTACTGGGTCTATGTATGTGCTGATCCCTAATGATGGTGTGCGCTTTGAAGCGGACCCCTACATCACCCTCACAAACGTGACCTCTGTCACGTTCTTCTACGGTTAAGGAGCCTATTATGGGACGAGCAGCAAAAATGGAAGACCCCCTGTATCAGGGGGAAGTGCAGCCCGGTGCGCAAAAACAGGACATGTCTAAGGGGGGTCCTAAGCAGACCCCACGCAAGAACTACCAAAAGCCCTCGGCTTCTGTGGCTCCGCGTGGCGTAGGCATGGCTCGCAACAAACAGTGCAAGATGTACTGACATGGCCAAGTCTCCGGCATGGCAACGCAAGGAAGGCAAGAACCCCAACGGCGGCTTGAACGCCAAGGGTCGCGCCTCTGCCAAAAAACAGGGGATGAACTTGAAACCTCCCCAGCCGGAAGGCGGCAAACGCCGAGACTCTTTTTGCGCCCGTATGGAAGGGATGAAGAAAAAGCTCACCTCCGCCAAGACGGCCAAAGACCCGGATTCTCGGATCAACAAGAGCCTCAGAGCCTGGAAATGTTGAGATGGACCTGAGCACTGTATGGACCAGCGCACTCACGATCATCATGGCCTTAATGGGCATGGTGATTCGTTCGCGGGACAAAGAAATCGAGGGTGTGCGCCTGGATCAGGGCAAAGACCGCGAGGAAATGCAGCGCCTGCAGGTTCTTCTCAATCGCACCCGCGAGGAGGTGGCCAAAGAGTACGTTACCAAGGTCGAAGTGCATGCCGACATCAACCGGGTTCTGGTTCGCTTGGAGCAGCTCGATGCTAAGCTGGACAGATTGATTTTGGAGAAGCACAATGCCCCCGGTAAGTAAGAAGCAAAAGCGTTTGATGGATGCAGCGGCTCACAGCCCTGCATTTGCCAAAAAAGTTGGTGTCCCAATGTCCGTTGCCATGGATTTCAGCGAGTCTGGCAAAGGCAAAAAATTCAGAAAAGGCGGTGAAACTATGAACCATGGAACTAAAAGTTACGCCAAAGGCGGGTTGGCCAAGCGCGGCCAGGGTATTGCCAAGAAAGGTTTTGCCAAAGGCGGTGCCATCACCGCTTCTGGTGCCGATACGGCAGGCCCACAGGGCAAAACCATCAGCCAGCCGGTAAAGAAATCGGTGTCTGGGGACAACGTCAAAGTTCGCGGAGTGGGTGCCGCTCGCGCTCGCGTCGCCACGATTTATTAAGCCATGACCACCTCCGGCACATCCGACTTCAATTTGGAGTTCGATGACATGATCGTCGAGGCGTATGAACGCTGCGGCATCGAGGTCAGGGATGGCTACGACATGAAGACGGCCATGCGGTCGATCAATCTTCTTTTTGCAGAGTGGGCCAACCGGGGGCTTAATCTTTGGACGATTGAGCAGCGAGAGGTGACCTTGGTTACGGGCACCTATCAATACGCGTTGCCGCTTGACACGGTGGACGCGCTATCTGCGGTAATTCGGACAAATGCTGGCCAATCTACCCAGCAAGACATCACAGTGGATCGCATTGGATATGCAGAGTATTTGCATATTCCGAACAAGAGCACGCAGTCTCGACCTGCTCAGTGGTTCTTGCAGCGCACCACAACGCCGCAGCTGTTCCTGTATCCGGCACCCGACGCGACGCAGACCTACGTCTTCCGTTACTACGCTGTTCGTAGAATTCAAGATACCGGCACCTTCACCAACACGGCGGATGTGGTGTTCCGTTTCTTGCCGTGTCTGGTAGCGGGGCTTTCCTATTACTTGTCAGTCAAGAAAGCCCCGGACCGCGTTCAATTGCTCAAGACAATGTACGACGAAGAGTTTACCCGTGCCTCTAATGAGGACCGCGAAAACTCTGGCTATTTTGCTGTGCCTATGTATCAACAGAGGTGACGCATGGCCACAGGATACGTATCAGGCAAATTTGCAATTGCGCTGTGCGATCAGTGTGGGCAGCGCTTTAAGCTAAACGCGTTGATCAAGGATTGGAAAGGGTTCAAGGTTTGCCGGGAGTGCTACGAGCCCAAGCACCCGCAGCTGGAGCCTAAGCGCACGATTAATGAGCCGATTGCTTTGTATCAGCCGCGCCCAGAGGCCCGAATGGCTGTTACAGTCTATGTAGGCTGGACTGTTGACACGTCGATTGCAAGCGTGGGCATGCAGCCAATGCCGTATGCTAAGCAGTTGTACGCAGGTGGGGTACTGTCTCCAGTTACGGTGGTAATCACATGAACTACACACAACTCAAAGTTGCCATTCAGGACTATGTCCAGAACACCTTCACTGAGACCGAGCTGGCTACCTTTGTGCAGCAGGCGGAGCAACGCATCTACAACACAGTGCAGTTGGCCAACCTGCGTAAGAACGTCACGGGCGCACTATCCACTGCCAACAAGTACCTGTCCGCCCCTGGGGACTACCTGTCTACCTATTCTTTGGCGGTCTATTCATATGCGACTCCCACTATCACAGGAACTTCAGGGTCGTTTAACATCACGGTATCTTCTTCCACAGATGTCGTAGTTGGTCAGTCTGTGTATGGCACGGGCGTAGGCACCGGTGCGGTGGTGACGGGGATTAATGGTTTGGTTGTCACAGTGGACGTGGCCAACAGTGGGACGGTATCGGGCACCGGTACCTTTCAAGGGGATTACGTTTATCTAAAAAATGTGGATGTCAACTACATTCGACAGGTGTATCCCAACCCCAAACAAACGGCTCAGCCAAAATACTACGCAATCTTTGGTCCGACCTACAACCAGGAAACGGAATTGTCATTCATTGTAGGCCCCACTCCTGATCGGGTCTATCAGGCAGAATTGCACTATTACTACTACCCGGTATCGATGACTGATACGGTTCAAAACCCCACGGGAACCACGTGGCTGGGGGACAATTTTGATTCCGTGCTGCTTTATGGCTCTCTGATGGAGGCGTATACCTTCATGAAGGGCGAACAGGATCTTTTGCAGCTGTATGACACCAAGTACAAAGAAGCGCTGATGCTCCTGAAGAACTTGGGCGATGGCAAGCAGCGGGGCGATGCCTACCTGGATGGGCAAGTTAAGGTCAAGGTGCAGTAATGATTACCGCAGGACTTGTAACCAGCTTTAAAAGAGAGGTCCTCTTGGGGACCCACGACTTGCTGAACGACGTGATCAAGATCGCGCTGTACACCTCTGCAGCTGAGCTGGGCCCAGAAACCACGGTCTACACGCCGGTGGGGGAGGTCTCCAGCTCGGGGACTAACTACACCACCGGGGGCCAAGTGCTATTGCTGCCCCAGGTAGGGGGCGGAAATGGCACGGGCTATGCCACCTTTAGTGACCCAATTTGGTATGCCACCACCTTTTCAGCGCGTGGTGCTTTGATCTACAATTACACGAAGGGCAATAAAGCCATTGGTGTGATGAATTTTGGGTTGGATCAGGTGACCCTGACTCAGGAGTTCAAGATTCAATTTCCTGCATACACCCCAGAATCAGCACTGATTCGCATCACCTAAGGAGTAATCATGTCCATCGAAAAAGCAATCTCTACCGACACCGTCAGCGGAACTTTGATCCGTAGCGGCCAGCCCGAAGACCAGTTGATGGCTCTGGGTAAATTTACCATGGAGTGCTACGACTCCGAAGGCAAGCTGAAATGGTCTGCTGAGAACCACAACCTCGTGGTGAACGTCGGTCTGCAATACATGTGCGGTACGGCCCTGACCTCGGTTGCCCAGATCACGACTTGGTACATTGGCCTGTACGGTGCTGGCGCGTCTAACACCCCCGCCGCTGGTGACACCATGTCCTCCCACGCTGGCTGGACGGAAGTCGTGCCCTACAGCAACGCCACCCGCCCCACCTGTACGTTTGCCACGGCAACGACGGCCAACCCATCGGTGGCCACGAACTCCGCCTCGGTTGCGGTGTTCAACATCAACGCTACGTCCACCGTTGGCGGCGCATTCTTGGTCAGCAACAACACCAAGTCGGGTTCTACCGGCACGTTGTTCTCTGCCGCTGACTTCACGGGCGGCGACCGCTCGGTTGCTTCCGGCGACACCCTGAACGTGACCTACACCCTGAGCTTGGCTGGTTAATAGAGGCGGCGATGGTCAAGTTGGATTTCGAGTTTGAGACGCAGTATGGGAGGTTCGCGGATGCACTGCATTTGCCGGACGACCATAACTTGTCCGGCGCAGAAATCGCTGCCATGAAACAGCAGCGTCTTGATAACTGGATCGCCGCTGTAACTGCCCCGCCACCTGACGAACCTCCAGCACCGGGGGTGTAAATGGCAAACCGCTATTGGGTTGGGGGGTCGGGTAGCTGGACTGCCGTCTCTACAACAAGCTGGTCCGCCACGTCTGGCGGCGCTGGTGGCGCGTCTGCGCCGACTGCTGCCGATTCTGTATTTTTCGATCAGGCAGGAACCTACACCGTCACCATGACGAATGGATTGACCTGTCTGGACCTTACTGTTTCTGCGGGCACAGTTACATTTAATTCGGGGACAGGCCCTACGCTTGCCGTAAGCGGGTCCATGTCATTGATTGTTGGGACTGTGTGGAATAACACGGGCCCTATTACATTTAACGCCACAACCACCGGCAAAACAATTAACACCAATAACATAACTTTGGGCGGCCCAGTAGTGTTTGATGGGGTGGGTGGCGGTTGGACGCTAACTAGCGCACTTAGAACATCATCTGACTCTATTACGCTGACAAATGGGTCGTTTAATACTGGAAACTTTAACGTAGGGGCCACGACCGGTTTTATTTCAAACAACTCCAATACGCGGTCGATTACGCTTGGCTCATCCACGATAAGTTGTTCCAACTGGAACCTCGCCACAACAACAGGTTTAACTTTTTCCGCAGGCACCTCCACAATCACCATAACCGCTATTCAAGGTGCTTTTTCTGGCGGTGGGCTTACTTATAACAACGTTCAGTTATACCCTTCTGGCGAGTATAGCGGAGCAGTTAGCGGGGCAAATACATTTGCCAACTTGACCACTTACGGGTCTACCAATCAAAACTCTGGCATTAACAACGCCAGAATGACTTTTAGCGCAGATCAAGTTATTACTGGTACTCTTAATTTTGGAACCTCCACCAACCTTACATACCGTAAAACAATTGGGTCTAACGTTTTTGGCACCCAACGCACTTTGACTGCCGCTGTTGTTACCGGGTCAAACTTTGATCTTCGAGACATTGTGATTGCGGGGGCTGCTGCCCCATTTAATGCATCGTCGTTGAATTGGGGCGATCTGGGGAACAACTCTGGCATTACGTTCCCAACACCAAAAACGGTGTATTGGAATTTAGCCGGAACGCAAAACTGGTCTGCGATTGGATGGGCCACTTCTTCAGGTGGAACGCCTGCCCTAGCCAACTTTCCGTTGCCACAAGACACAGCTATTTTTGATAACGCTGGAAGCGCCGGTACCGTAACTGTACCTGGGTATAACGTTTGCAGTTTGAACATGTCTGCGCGTACAAGCGCAATGACATTAACGTTCAGTCAAGTTTCCGCGTTTATTGGTGATCTTATTCTTGGTTCTGGGGTTACAATTTCCGGTGCCGCCTCATCATTAAACTACTTTGGTTATCGTGGAAGGACCGTATATGTAAACGGAAACGGGGTAACGTTTTCGTTCCCGCTAGTTATAAATAATGGTCCAACGCTGCAGCTTTCCGGTGCGTTTACTACTTCGGCGGCTGTAACCTATACAACCGGCGATATATCGCTTGTATCCTATACGTTTACTACTCCCAGTATTTCTTTTCCAGCCTCGTCAACAGTGGCGTTTGGCACTGGTAACTTTACGTTGACAGGATCAGGAAGCGTATTTTCATCAACCGCCTCCGCCACTGTTACTGGTACGCCCAATATTTATTTGACGTATTCTGGAGCCACAGCTACCTCTATAAACTCTGGACTTTCAATAACTGAAGCAAATTCAATTAACTTTATTATTACGGCTGGGTCTTATAGTTTTTCTATACCTAGTAATAATATTGTAAGAAATTTAGATTTTTCAAACGGTGGTACATCAACGTATACGGGAGACTGGGCGGGAACAACCAGCGCATTTACTTGCTATGGAAACCTGACCCTTAAGTCAGGCATGACTGTTTCGGGTACGGGTCGCATTACTTTTGCAGCTACCAGCGGAACCAAAACAATTACCAGCGCAGGTTTGACCAATACACACCCAATAACCTTTAACGGTGTTGGGGGTACATGGCGGCTTCAAGATGCGCTTAATATCAGTTCCGCAACCGCAGGCGCAATTACACTGACCAACGGAACATTTGACCTCAACGGTTTTACGGCTACTTTGTCAGCAGCTGCAACCGCTACGTTCGTTACGGGGGTTGGTACAAAGAACCTTACATTTAACAGCGGCACGTTGACTATCGCTGCATCGGGTACCACAGCGTTTAACAACGCTCAACCTACCGGGTTTACCACAACAGCTGGTACTGGGACTGGGTCAATTAGCCTTACCAGCGCGTCAGCAAAAACTTTTGTTGGTGGCGGCTCCACATTCAACTGCTCTCTTAATCAGGGCGGCGCAGGGGCGCTTACTGTTAGTGGTTCAAACACATTTTCAAACATTACCAACACCTATAGTGCCACAGGCGCAACCACAATAACATTAACGTTCAGCACTACGCAAACTGTATCGGCATTCACAGCATCTGGCGCAGCAGCAAAACTATTAACTATTAACAGCACCGCCGCAGGCTCTAGGGGCACGATTGCGTTTACTGGCGGCGGTACAGTATCTACTGACTACCTTGACTCCAAAGACATTGCATTTACCCCTGCCGTTGCTGCTGACGGAACAACTCCGTATGTTTGGTATCTAGGAGCAAACTCCACCAACAGTGGCAACAATACTGGCGGACTGTTCCAAGCCGGTGGTACGGGTGCGCTCAAGGTCTATCAGATAACCGACACAGCTACAACAACATGGACGGTTCCTAGCGACTGGAACAACACCAACACGATCCATTTATTTGGCGGCGGTGGGGGTGGCGGGGGTTCTCGTGCTACTTCTTTAACCAACAAAGCTGGCGGCGCTGGTGGTGGTGGCGGAGGATACCGTGTTTTAACAAACTATTCTGCAAGCCCGAGCTCTTCAATTACTGTTGCAGTGGGCGCTGGAGGTACGGCGGGAACTACCGCTGGAGGCACAGGCGGCACAGGTGGAACAACTTCTTGGGCTGGAACAACAGCCACAGGCGGCACTGGAGGTTCAACTACGGCAACTCCATCATCTGTTGGAGGTACGGGCGGTACAGGAACATTTTCTGGGGGCTCAGGTGGCGCTGGCTCAACAACTACAACCTCTGGTGTCATTGCTACTGGCGGGGGTGGCGGCGGCGCTGCTGGTCCTAACGGAGCAGGTGGCGCTGGCGGTATTGGTTTTGCTAACGCGACTGCGGCCAACACGGCTGGTGGTGGCGGTGGTGGTAACGGCGGTGGTTCTGCTGGTGGTAACGCATCTTCTGCTCTTGGCGGCACAGGCGGTAACAATTTTGGCGGCACAGGCGGCGGTGCTTCTAATGCCATTGGCACGTTTGGTGGCGGCGGCGGGGGTGGCGTTAACACCAATGGTAGCCGTGGCGGCGCGGGCATTGATATCCTTAACACCATTGGCGGCGGCGGTGGTTCAGGAGGTAGTGCGGGTTCTCAAAACACTGGTACATCCGCTGCCTTATCCTTATATGGAGCCGGAGGGTCTGGGGCGTCTACATCCACAGCAGCAACTACAAACAATGGTGGAGCAGGCGCTCAAGGCATAATCGTCATTGCCTATGTCCCAACCGGCGGTGGCACCTATACGGGCGATGTTGCCGAGACCTCTACGGCCACCGACTTATTCAATGCCGCCGCTCTGTTTGGCGGGGTAATTAGCGAGACCGCCACGGCTACGGATTCCCTGTCGTCGCAGGCTGACTTCTTCCCCATCATTCTGGAAACAGCCACCGGGACGGACGCCGTTTCCGGTGTCATGACCTTCTTCGGGGTTGTGGACGAGTCGGCTACTGGCACGGATCAGTACATCAGTGGACTGGCGTTTACCGCTGCATTTGCCGACTCCCTCGCCGCCTCAGATACGTACTTGCCGGGACTGGCTTTTGCCGGGGTTATTTCCGAGACTTCCACAGCCACGGACTCCAACAGTGCGCTGCTGTATGCGGTAGCCTACGCGGCTGAGACAGCCACGGCAACCGACGCCATAACAACCCGGGCAGACTTCCTCACCTCTATTCAAGAGCAGGTCACAGGTACAGATGCCGTTACCGTGCAGGGCACGTTCCGGGTAGCCTTCTTGGACGCCGCTGTCGCCACAGACAACATATCCATGGCCTTGGTCATGCCGGTCAGTTTTGCCGACTCCGCCACGGCAACTGATGCAATTTTGGGCTTAAACAGCTTGTATACGGTAGTGTCCGAATCAGGTACGACTACTGACGCTACAAGCGCCCGCTTAGGCGCTGCGGCCTTCCTAAACGAAACCGCCGCAATAACGGAACTTATTTCCCCCGTATTTGCCTTTGGAGTTTCCGTAATTGATACCGCAACCGCAACGGAAACTAGCGTTCCTGCAGTAAGCTATAACGCGCAGTTATCGGAGTTGGCAACGGCCTCCGACCAGTTCCTTGGTGCATACCTTTGGAACCAAATTGATGACAGCCAGACGCCTGGATGGGTGCCGATTGCAAATACCCAGCCCCAAAGCTGGTCTGAAATTGATGACAACCAGGACCCCAACTGGCAAAATATACCCACCATGTAACGGAGTGACACATGACGACCTATTCCTCAAATCTGCGTTTGAATTTGATTGCCAGCGGAGCTGAGGCTGGAACCTGGGGCAACACGACCAACTACAACCTGGGAACCCTGGTGGAAGAGGCAATCACGGGCTTTTCTACGGTCACCGTGACTAACGCAAACCAAGCCCTCACCGCCAACAACGGGACAGAGGACCAGTCGCGCATGGCGCTGCTGGCGTTTGCTTCGTTTGCCTCTCCGTTTAACATCTATGCTCCGCCGGTCACTAAGTCCTACATTATTTGGAACCAGACACTTGCGGACATGAGGCTGTACAACTCGACGGTGATTGGTAATACCACTGCTGCGGGATCGTATGCCACGATCAAGGCGGGGGAGAAGGCTGTTGTTTTTAGTAATGGGACGAACTTTTACAACGTCACGGTCAGCTCGATCAACGTTTCTGGCGGCACCACCGGGCTGACGTTCTCCGGGGGCCCGATCACTGACTCGGGCACGATCACCATGTCCGGCACGTTGGCCGTGGCCAATGGCGGCACTGGGGCAACGTCCATTACGTCCGGTGCTTTGGTCAAGGGCAATGGTTCCAGTGCTTTCTCCGCCGCGTCCTCTGCGGACATTGTCACGGCAATTGGCGCTACAGCGGTACAAAATGCAACGAGCGCAACTACTGCCACAAATGCCACAAATGCCACAAATGCCACAAATGCCACAAATGCCACAAATGCCACAAATGCCACAAATGCCAACAACTTGGTATCTGGCGGCACAATTGCAACGGACGTTACGGCAGTCACTCAGTCGGTCAATAACAACACCACCAGGGTCGCTACAACGGCATTTGTCCAGTCCGCGATAGAGGCTGCGTATCCAGTTGGATCGGTTTATATGAATGCCTCCAATAGTACCAACCCAGGCACATTGCTTGGATTTGGGACATGGACAGCAATTGGACAAGGCTCCGTTTTGCTAGGCGCGGGTACCGGAGGGGGCGGAACTTATGCGGCTGGAGCGACTGGCGGTAGTAAAGATGCCATCACTGTCAGCCATGCCCACACCTACAGCAGTACGACTGGGAGCGGTGGTCAACACGCTCACGGTATTGGTAGCAACAACGGTAACAACGGGGGCACCTGGGGTTATTATGATTGGACCAGCGCCGCCGGATATCCGGGGGCTAAATCCTGGAACTGGAACGGTTCTGGAGGCGGTCTTGGCTATGGGGCTAATGCAACAACCGGTAACACGGGTACCACGTATGCAATTAACGCGTCTTCAGGGGACAGCCACACCCACTCGGTCAGCGGAACTACCGCCGCCGTAGGTTCCTCAGGAACGGATGCAAATTTGCCCCCATATTTGGTCGTATACATGTGGCAACGGACTGCATGATTGGAATAAACCATGCCCTTACAGAAACTTTCTCTTCGACCCGGCATCAACCGGGAGGGCACTTCCCTAGCCAATGAGGGAGGGTATTTTGAGTCAGACAAAATCCGATTCCGTTCTGGCTACCCCGAAAAAATTGGGGGATGGACGATGGATCAGGGCACGGCGGACACCACCACGTTTGTGGGCGAACTGGCTCCGCCAACGGGATCTTTCTGGGGCGTGTGCCGTTCACTGTGGAACTGGATCAACCTGCTTGGCTACAACCTCCTGGGGCTTGGAACAAACCTAAAGTTCTACATTCAGAACGGCCCAGGGGGCTATTTTTATGATGTAACGCCCATCAGAAGTACAACGGCTCCTGGTGGAGTCACATTTGCAGCCAGCTCAGGGTCCCCCATCTTGCTTGTCACCGATATATCGCATGGGGCGCAAAACGGGGATTTTGTTACTTTTAGCGGAGCTGTGTCCCTTGGCGGTGCGGTAACAGCGTTGGTTTTAAACGCAGAATATCAAATTACCTACGTCAGCGATTCCCAGTACACCGTCACGTTACCGGTTAATGCAACTGGAGGGGACGTTGGTAACGGGGGTGCAGCTACCGTTGCTCAGTATCAAATCAACACGGGTGGGGGCACTTATACCGCTGGGGTAGGCTGGGGAGCGGGCGGCTGGGGCGGATCTTCGGGCCCTTCCGCAACTTCAACATTGACAGGGGCCCCACTGAGCGCACTGCCACTTACCACTCTTTCTACTGCCTTGAGCGCGTCGGCAACCACTATTTCTGTGGCAACTACTGCTGCTTTTTCGTCAACCGGGTCGTTGTTGATTGATTCTGAGATCATTAATTACACTGGCAAAACGGCCACTACCTTCACGGGCTGCACTCGTGGCTATTTGAGCACGGCAACAACGCATGTGGCGGCTACGGGTGTAACTGTTTATACAGGGGGATTGGGGCTTGGAATCACTGTTGCTTCCACTGCCGGGTTTAATGTAATGGGCGGGTATATAACAATTGGTCGAGAGGTCATCAGCTACGTCACAGTTGTAGGGAACACGTTTACAGATTGTCTTCGAGGGGTCAATGGGTTCTCAAACGCAGCGACGATTGGCACCCCTGTTTATCAATACATGGGCTTGATATCAGGGTGGGGATCTCCTTCCACTACCGGCGTATCACAAGGCGTTCAACTGCGCACGTGGAGCCAATCCAATTTTGGCGAAGACTTGATCATTAACCCACGTGGCGGGGCTGTCTACTACTGGGCCAACAGTCCCACAGCAGTATTCAATCGTGCTCAGTTGCTCGGTCCTTTGAGCACGGTCACTCTAAAGGGGGGCACGTTCACTGCTGATAGCTCTTGCCCTTCGGTTGCCAACTTCGTAACCGTGTCTGACGCGTCGCGGTTTGTGATTGCATTTGGTACCAACGAGTTGCCTGCGGGAAAGGACTTGGTCGCACCCACGGCGCAAGACCCAATGTTGATCCGTTGGTCGGACCAAGAAGATCCGTTTGTGTGGTGGCCGGAGGCTACCAATCAGGCAGGAAGTTACCGCCTGAGTCATGGTTCTACCATCGTGACGCAACAACAAACCCGCCAGGAAATTCTGGTGTGGACGGATACCTCGCTGTATTCCATGCAGTTTTTGGGGCCCCCTTATGTGTGGGGGTTTCAAATCATGGGCGACAACATCTCGTTGATTGGACCCAATGCGGTGGCTGTGGCCAACAACATAACATTTTGGATGGGGACAGATAAATTTTACATGTACACCGGTCGTGTGGACACGTTGCCCTCTACACTGCGCCAGTATGTGTATGACGACATCAACCTAAATCAGGGGTATCAGTGTTTTGCCACGACAAACGAGGCATACAACGAGGTGTGGTTCTTCTATTGTTCTGCAAACTCCTCGGAAATTGACAAGTACGTGGTCTACAACCATCTGGAAAACGTGTGGTACTACGGGACAATGACTCGCACAGCGTGGTTGGACACGCCACTTCGGGATACGCCGATTGCAACACTGGCTTCAACTCCCACGTTTATTGGAAGCATTTCCAGCACAACTCTGACCGTTACGCAGGTGACGGCAGGAGCCATAGTATCGGGTATGACGTTGGTGGGAGATGAAATCCCCGCAAATACAACTATTACTGCATTTGGAACCGGCACTGGGGGCACGGGCACATATACGATCAGCACGCCGCTCACTATTGCTTCTCAAACGATGACTGGAATTACTCCCCAGCCGTGCGGTATTTTGGTCAATCAAGAAAGTGGTAATGATGACGGGACCACAAACCCTGCGTCACCGATCTACGCGTATGTCCAATCCTCTGATTTTGATATCGGTGACGGGCACAATTTTGGATTTGTGTGGCGCATACTTCCTGATTTAACTTTTGACGGATCTACGATCAACAATCCAACGGTCAATATGACAATCCGTCCCCGTAAATTTCCTGGCTCGCCATACGGCACCGAGGAAAACCCGTCCATAGTCAGCGCCCAAAACTACCAAAACCAACGTACCTACACTGTTCAAGAATTCACTGAGGAAGTATTTGTGCGTCTGCGTGGACGCCAGATGGCTTTTAAGTTGGAATCGACCGAACTGGGGGTGTCTTGGCAGCTTGGGGTACCGCGCATCGATTTGCGACCGGACGGGCGTAGATAAGGAAGGCTGATGTCAACATTGATCGTCACCTCAGAGGCACAGCTCACCCGAGTTGTGCCTCCTAACTTGCCTCTGGCACCTGCTCAGTACAACCCCCAGTACCAAGAGCAGTTCAACAACGTGCTGCGTTTGTATTTCAACCAGCTGAACAAGATTGTGGGACAGCTCATGGCTACTACCTCAGAACTGCCGATTTCCTTTCCGCCCACTGCTCTGGATGCTTTTGGTCGGCAACGCGTAAGCCAGCCCTATACGCTGTTTGACAGCCAAAGCCGATATGCTGCGGATAATCAATTTGATACCTCGACCACGGGCACCGGATCATCCACATTCAATACCAACCAATCTAGCGTCAGCCTGAGTGTGACTTCTGGCGGGGTAGGTTCTGTGGTTCGTCAAACATTTCGTTCTTTTCCGTACCAGCCGGGGAAGGGTCTTTTGGTGTTGGCTACGTTCCAAATGGACAGCAGCACTTCCGCCAATCTTAACCAAAAGGTAGGGTACTTCAACACGCAGAATGGCGTTTTCTTTCAGAGAACAGCGGGAGTAAATTCGTTTGTAATGCGGTCTTACACCGGAGGTTCCGCAGACGACTCCAGGGCCGTGACCCAAGCAAACTGGAACGGTGACAAGCTGGACGGCACGGGCGCGTCTGGTCTGACGCTTGACCTCACCCATCCGCAGATTTTGTGGATGGACTTTGAGTGGCTTGGTGTGGGTTCGGTGCGTTGCGGCTTCATTATCAATGGCCAATACGTTGTTTGCCACACCTTTGAGACGGCCAACGTATACGGCACGACCGTATACATGACTACGGCCATCCTGCCGGTGCGGTATGAGATTACAACCACGACATCAGCGGTTGCGGCAACCCTAACTCAAATTTGCTCTTCTGTTGTGTCGGAAGGCGGGTTTGAGCAAACTTCAATTGACCATGTGGCGCGGCGCACCACAATTCTTGGCACCATCAGTACGACATTTTTGCCATTGGTTTCAATCCGCTTGGCTTCGGGACGCACAGGTGCCGTGGTGCTACCCAACAGGGTTCAAGTTTTGCCGACCACAAGCCAAAACTATGAAGTAGCTTTGGTCAAAAACACAGCCCTGACCGGGGCGACATGGGCGGCAACGGTTCCCTCGGATTCCAATGTGGACTACGATGTGGCGGCAACTGCCATGACAGGTGGAACCATTGTTCAAACAGACTTTGTCACAGCTACCGGCTCTGGAGGCGTGAGTGAAACTAGCCTACCAAACGCTTACAACTGGGACTTGCAACTGGGCGCAACAATTTCTGGGACAAGTGATATTTACACGGTTGGGATCAGAACAGTATCGGGGGCAACTACCGGCGACGCCGTAGGCTCTTTGTCATTCTATGACCTGACCCAATAACAGCAATCCTGATTGTCTGAAACCCCTCCTCATGATACGATTCACCCACTTCCAAGCCCTGCAAAGGAACCCTCATGGCCACTGATCAACAAGGCATTATGTCCCTGCCACAAGGGGGCCAAGAAGCCGCTCCGCAGCTGTCAATCGACGACTCTTACGACGCTATTTCCGGGGCCCTGGGCGACACCAACCCTGAAGCCAGCGGCCAGATTCAGCAGTTGATGGCCCAGCTGACCCCCATGCTGGATCAGCTGACGGATGAACAGTTGGACTTGGTGATTGCGCTTTTCCAATACCTGCACGATCACCCGGAAAAGTATGCCGAAACCGTTCAACAGGCAATTTCCCAGGGGGTTTTTGAAGAGGGCATGCTGCCTGAGAAGTACGATCCTGAGCTGATCGCCGCTTTGGGTATGGTGTTTCTGCAGGCAAAGCGGGAACGCCAAACGGGTAACGCCCGTGAAATGCAGGCCCAGATGCCGCAACCCCCGGCCACGATGGCACGGGGAGGTATTGCCGAAGCCGCTCGGATGGTGGCAAACCAAGGCCGTTATGGCGACACCACGCTTGCGCACATCACCAAAGGCGAAGCCCGTATGCTCAAAAAGCGCGGGGGTTCGGGCACCATCAACCCAAGTACTGGGCTACCTGAATATTGGAACCCCCTCAAGGATCTCGTTGATGCTGGTAAGAGCGTGGTAGGTGCTGTTCGCGGCGTCACCAGCGGCATCGCCGATGCAGTCAAGCCGGTGCTGAGCAGCACCGTCGGTCGAATCCTGGTCACTGCTGCCTTGGCCACGTTCCTCGGCCCGGGGGCCTTTGGTATTACTGGAGCAGGGCTGGTCGGAAGTACCGCCGCCGCTGCAGGCCTTGCTTCTGGCATCGTCACCGGTGTAATGGGCGGCAGTCTCAAGGACATTTTGAAGGCCGGTGCCACCTCGTACTTCTCCGCCGCTTTAGCTCCTGGAGTAGGCAAAGAGGTAGGAAGTGCTGTTGGCGTTACGAGTGCTGCAGGACAAGCTGCTCTGGGCGCAGGTGTGGTGGGTGCCGGTATTGGAAAACTGACTGGCCAGAGCCTGCAGGATGCAATCAAGACGGGTCTGACCCAGGGTGCAATCTCTGGAGCGATCAATCTTGCCAGCACTCCTGCCCCCACTGGCCCGGGAGGCCCCGGAGCTCCTGTAGTGGAAGGCAAGCCTGTTTCTGTGGAAGACATCCGCAATCAAATCGCTCAAGGCGGAGGACAGCAATCTACCGCTCCGACGACGCCTCCCCCTGCTGCCGCCACTTCCGCACCAGGGATCGCGGCCCAAGGGCCTCAAACTGCTGGAGCCATGGGCCCCCAGCAGGGCATCGCCTCCCTTGGCCCGGAGTTCAATCAGTATGAAACCACGCTGAGCAAGGTTCAGAACCTGGGACAGGATACCTATCAAGGGGCCAAGGACCTGTACAACCGGTATCTGTCTCCGTCTGGTATTGCAGAGCAAGGTGCTAAAGACGCCACCGTAAAGGCCAATGAGGCCTATCGGCAAACCCTTGCTGATACGGGCAGTCAAACTTTGGCGGAAAAAGCCTATCAAACCGCATACGACGCGGCCAAACCGGGCGTTTTTGCTAAGTATGGTCCGTTGATTGGCGCAGGCCTCGGTGCGGCAGCATTGGCCGGGGGCTTTAAGCCCACTCCGCTGCCCCCTTCAGAACTGGCAAACAAACTTGCCGGAACTCCAGGCGAGGATTTGATAAGGGATAACCCTCGCCAGTATCTTATCCAAAACCTGCCTGGGGTGAAGTACGACGAAAACGGCTACATTATTGGCAGTGAGCGTTGGACTCCACGGGGCTCGATTGAAACCACTCGTCAAACGATGCCCGGTACCACTTCGACGTTTGAGCCGACCTATTACACGCCTCCCCCGGGCGCTTTAGGCCAACAAAATCGAATTGCTCAGCCGTACAACAACGCCAACATGTACGGCAATCTGTTCCAGCCGATAGACTTCCTCGGTCGCCCCCGCTATGCGGCGGACGGCGGTTATATGCAAGCTGCCGACGGCGGTCCGATGAACCCGGCTGCTCCCCCTTCTGAGGGCGGCATGGGCGATGGCGGAATTGCAAGCCTGCAGCCGACGGTGCATATGTCTTGGGGAGGAGACGTTTTTGACGCGGTACGGCAGGCATTGTCTGGAACAAAGGGCCTAATTCTTAGCAAGACTGAACCAGTAAGAAATGCACTTAAAGAGTTCACGACTCCAGATCTGCCTAGCCCTAATCCGGGCGGCGTTTCAACTGATCCAGTGCCCAACCCTATCAACCCCGTGGCCCCCACTCCGACGGTGGGATCGTCACCTCCCAACATGGGCAGTGGGCCTGGAATCTCTTCGCTGGCCGCTCGCCTGTATCCTTCTTTATACAACGAGCAGTTCAAGCAGCAGTTGCTGAACCCCAACCTTGCAGGCCTTGCCTCTTTCGCCGAGGGCGGGTATCCTCGCCGTACTGGACAGATCAGTGGCCCTGGAACCGAGAAGTCGGACTCCATCCCTGCGATGCTCTCTGACGGCGAATTTGTCATGACGGCCAAGGCTGTACGTGGCGCGGGTAAAGGCGACCGCAGAGCTGGAGCGAAGAAAATGTACGCTCTGATGCATCAACTTGAGCGCAATGCTTCACGGGGATAAAACATGGCAACTAGCAGTACCCTTCCTTCTACGCTCCCAGCATATAAGCCTACTGCCACGGGCGCACAAGCGGCAAATATTACTGAGCAGTACGTCCGGGAAGCACCGGATATTGAAGCCTATAAAGTAGGCTTACTGAAGTCTGCGCAGGCGCTTGGTTCTGCTCCGCCTAATCTCCCCGATTACAAAATCGCGGGAATGTCCCAGGATCAGCAAAATGCCATGGGCCTTGCCCGTGCGGGCATTGGTGCTTATTCGCCGTACCTGCAAGGTGGTGCGCAGTCTCTGACCCAAGGCACACGGACCCTGGGTGAAGCAGCAAATGTACTGCGCGGGTCAGACACCCGTGGTCAGTTCGGTGCTGCTCAACAGGCGATGAATTCCGCTGCAATTCCTACTGCGCGGATGGGCCAGTATGCCGATCAAGCAGGGGCGGGCCTTGGCTATTTAGGACAAGCTGGTCGGGGGTTTAACACCGCCCAGCAAATGGCGCTTCAGTCCTCTGCGGCTGATCTGGGACGAAGCCAGAACATGATGATGCAAGGGGCGCTGCAAGGTCAAATGGCGGCGCGTCAGCCCGGTTTTAATGCGGGGCAGAACGCAGTAGGCATGGGTATTGGATCCTTGGCAGGTGCCGCGCAACAATATGATCCGAACAGCGTCAACGCGTTCATGAACCCGTACAACCAAGCTGTGTTGCAGCAAGGGTTGGCCGAGATCAATCGTCAAGGTGCAATGGCGGGCCTGAACCAACAGGCTCAAGCTGTCAAGGCAGGTGCGTTTGGCGGTTCTCGCGAGGGCGTTCAACGCGCTGAGATGGAGCGCAACTTGTCGCAGACCCGAAATCAGGCGATTTCCAACATGCTGCAGCAGGGCTACAACACGGCCCAGCAAAACTCCATGCAGGCCTTCCAAAACCAGCAGGCAAACCAGTTGGCACAAGGTCAGGGGCTCGCCCAGGCCGGAGCTACCCTGGGCAATTTGGCGGGCCAACAGGGTCAATTGGGCCTGCAGGCCGCTCAGAACACTGCCAATATTGGTCAGAACATCGGCGCACAAAATATCCAGCAGGCGGGCCTTGGTCAAAGCGCCGCGAACCTGTATGGTCAGATGGCGGGTCAGCAGGGCAACCTTGCTGGTCAGTACGCCAACATAGCCGGACAGCAGGCCAACATTCTGGGTCAGCAAAGCCAACAGCTTCAGAACCTGGGTCAGGGCATCGGCAATCTGGCAAACCAGCAGTTCAGCCAGGGCTTGCAAACGGCCCAGGGCCTTGGATCGCTTGGCACGCAGATTGGCAACGCAGGCGTGCAGCAAGCCGCACTGGGACAGACTGCACAGCAGTTGGGCCAGCAGGATGTCAACTTCCTGTACAACACGGGTGCTCAGCAGCAGAAGCAGTACCAAAACGAACTGGATGCGACCCGCGCTACGCAGATGCAAAACGCGATGCAGCCGTACCAGAACATCGCTTTTGTGTCGGACATCTACAAGGGCGCACCGTCCTCGACAATGGCCGTGACTCAGCAGGCAGCGGCTACACCGAGCCCGTTCCAGCAGGCCGCAGGTTTGGCCACCGGTCTTGCCACCACTGCAGGCGTGGCGAACAAAGCTGGCATCCTTTAAGGAAAAGAAATGAAAGAAGACATCCTCAAACGCGCCATGTTTGCGATGCCCTTGTCCAAGGATGCTCGCAACTCCGGCATCCTCTCCGGCTTTGACATGGAGGAGATGGACGAGATGCCTGAGCCTTCCGAAGAGATGCCGCAGATGTCCCGCACGCCTCAGAATCCTGAGATTCTGATGAATACGCTGCGCGGCGACATGCGTTCTGTGGATGCGCGTTACCAGGAACTGGCTCAGATGGTGGGCGAAGAAGCCGCCATGGAAACGCCTCCTGAAGTCCTTGCGATGCTGCAGCCGCAACTCGGTGCCCAGCAGGGCGGTATTGGCGGGTTGCCCGGTGCTCAGGGCATGATGCCTCCTGGAGCGCCCCCTCAAGCAGGCCAACAGCCTCCTGCTCCTCCTCCCGGGCCGCAGGGCATAGCAGCGGCCATGCCTCCGGGCATGGCGAGTGCGCCCCCTTTCCCCCAGGGCGGGGCTGAGCAGGCTCCGCCCCAACAACTCGCCGGTGGCGGAGAAGTAACCGGTGAGGGCGGCATAACTCTGCGCGTTCCTATCAGTGTCGGTGCAGGTGGCATGGGCGGTATGGGCGGGGGCCAACTTGGTCAGCAGGCAACTACTGCGCTTCAACAGGGATATGGTGCCTCCCAGGGGGCTCCAAATCAACTAGAGGGTTTTAACCAGGAATACATGCAGAATGTAATGCGCTCTCAATTGGGCGGCGGAGACATGTCTGCCGCCATGACCCCTGAGCAGCAGGATGCGGCTCAAAAAGCTGCGCAGACAGGCGCAGCATTCGCGGCGTTCAAGCAAAGCCAAGCAGCGCAAGCGGGCAGTGGAAGCCAACAAGTTCCTGGCGCAACTGCTCCCGCATCAGAAGGCGGTCCCAAGATTGCTCCTCCGGTACTTAATCCGATCATGTCTCAGGGCATGTCTTTGCAAAGACAGCAAGACTACGTTAATCTGTACGGAAACGCATTTAAGGGCAATTCAATGTTCGCTGACGGCGGGATGGTGAATCATCCTCCGACGCCTGATGGCATGCCCCCGCTGCATGCTTTTGGTGGAGCATTTGTGAATCCGATGATGCGTTTTGCTCAGATGGGAGCCGACAAGCTGAGCACCTTGGGCATGGAAGCAAATGCCTTGGGTGGGCGTTTGATGTCGCAGGGCTTCCCACAGACCTTCCGCCCAATCTTTGAAAACGTGCGGGGCGAAGGCGGTCGTTATACGGCAGAGCAAATCCTGAAGTACCCGACGTTGACCCAGCACTTGTCTAATCTTGCGGGTCCTCAAGCAACTACCATGGCAGGCCGCGCCAGCACTCTAGCTGCCCCCGCTGCTACAACCGCCGCAGGTATGCTCGGTGCAAGCGGCGTGTACAAGGGCATGGCAGGGGACCAGACTGATCCTGTTCGCCAGGAGTTGATGCAGAAGTTTGAGCAGGAGTACTACCGTACCCGCGACAGAAGCATTCCCATGCAGAACCTGGATCGTCTCAGTAACGATCAACTGGCTCAGGCGATTGCGAACATGTCTGGCATGTCCGATCAGTCCCAATCTGGGACCCCGGCCCCCGCAACACCTGCTCCTCCCAAAGTGGCGGCTCCTGCTGTCCCTTCCTCTGAAGCGGCTCCGAGTGCCGATCCCCTAGGGGACTTCATTCAGCAGAAACTGGCTGCTCAACAAGAGCGTGATGCAGCGACCAAAGTCACGCCAAACGTGGCCAAGCCTACGCTGGAGCCTGCCCTTTCCAAGAGTGAACGAGTCAAAGCAGCACGCAACGAGTATGCTGATCTGTACCGGGAGCTTTTAGGCGACACCAAAGACGAGATGCAGACCAACGCACTTCTGATGTTGGCTGATGCTGGGTTTAAGTACGCAGGCGCTCCGGTGACCCCGGGCAGCACGCCGATGACCCGTTTGGCGCAGTCTCTTGGCGGCATACCGCAGGGCTTCATGGCCCTTTTGTCTCAGGCCAAGGAACGTCAGTTGAAGGTCGATACTGCTGCGTTGTCGCAAGCCGTCAGCGATGTGCAAGAGCAGGATAAACAAGTTCAGCAAATCAAGCTGGAAATGCTTAAGGGCGACTATCGCTTGCTTGCCGAGCAGATCAAACAAGGCGGCGGACAACTCAAGGACGGTGGGGCAGGCCTCATCGTTGCCGAGACCAAAGGCGGTGGGTATAAGGGCATGTCGGTTGACCCAAACAACCCAACGGTGCAATCCGCTCTGGCCAGTCGTTACACGTTGCGCCCGACAGACAACCCGTTTGTCGAGAACCGTGGTGAAGCTCCGACCACCGTTGAAACGGACAAGGAGGAGCGCGTCAAGCTCACCTCCACGCTGCGCTCGCTGGACAACAGCCTGTCTACGCTGGACAACCTCAAGGGCGTGTACTCACAAGCCTATGGCCCCGGCGCGTGGTTCTCGGACAAGGTCAACAACCTGTTAGTCCCTGTGCTGCCCACCGCTGTTGTCCGCCCTGATGTGAATCTGGTGGATGCCAGCACCCGTATCAGTAGCGGCATGAACTCCATCCTGAAGAACATGGCTTCGGCCAATGATGGTGGCCGTGTGGCAGTGCAAGAGCAGGAGTGGGCGCGGGACACCGCCAAGGGCATCGCTGACCCCACCAAGTTCTTTGCTGACAAGGAACTTGCAGCCAAGCAGTTCAACAGCATGGAAACCATGCTGCGCAACGCCCGTCAACAGGTGATTACGCAGTTGGGCTACGAGAAGAACGACTACGCCATGCGCACGCCTAACACCGGAACGCAGACTGATCCGTTCCAGATTCCGCAGGACCCGGATCAGGCAAAGCGCATGTACAACTTCCTTGGTAGTACGATTGGCAAACTGCAAGACCCACGGGCCACGGTCTACATCCGTATGCCCAACGGATCGGTGCAGGGCTTCAACCCGATGCAACTCAGAGGATTGGTCCAGTAATGCCTACGATCATGAACACCCAGGGCCAGATGGTCGATATGACCACTGGCGAGATTGTTGGGCGTGCCGAGGGTGCTCCCACTGCCGTTGAACCCCGCAAGGCTGGTGCTCCTGAACAGATCACCGAAGGCGCGGACAAGGTCAGAGGCTTGGTCAACAACCTGTCCTGGGGATTCAACTCTGCGCTTTTCTCGCTGCCTGATGCTGCGCAGCGCGTGATTGGTCGGGGCCTGGGCCTTGATGACAATCAGGTGTTCCAGTTTGCCAAATTCTTCAACCGTGGCGAAGTGGCCCCCAAGAACTCTGGGGAGCGCTATTCCCGTGCAATTGGTGAAGGCGTGGGCAACGCACTGCCCGTTACCGGTGTGTTGAGCTATATGGCCGCAACACGGCCCATGGTCACTGCTGCACAGCCTGCGGCAGGTATTTTGCGCGGTATCGCTGACGACACCATCAAATTCATCCAGAAGAGCCCTGCTCAAGCAGCAGCGATGGACGTGGCGTTTGGTGCTGGCTGGGAAGGCCTGCGTCAGGCTATCGAAGAAAACGTAGACGACGCCAACCCTAGCAAGGCGCTGTACAAAGAACTGCTGCCCACCGCCGCTTTCATTGGTGTGCCGTTGGCGCTGTCTGGCACCATGGGCGCGGGCAAGAAACTGCTCAATCTGTCGCCCACCGCGAAGGCCGCTGCGTGGACCAAAGAACAAGTGACCGGGCCGAATGCAAACCTGAGCGATATTGAAAAAGAAGTACTGGGTGCCGCTCCTTCTGGCTGGAGATTGCCTCTGGTCAACATCGTCCCCAAGATGCTGATCAAGAATGCTGAGCGCAAGCTGACGCAGGTATTCGGCCCCATCGCCGAGAGCAAGGAAGCGCAAGAGGCGTTGATGGCTTTGGAAAAGGCCATGGCTGATCCGCGTTTCTCTGAGGCGGGCTTCGTGTTCGATGCGGCTGAGAAGACGATGTATGCGCCGCTGGTGCAGGAAAAGCTGAAGCTGCTGGAACAACTGGGTCCCAAGGAACTGGAAAGCGTTAAACAACGCATCAACCAGAACCAGGAAGCCCTGAACAATCTGTTTGTCGGGCTGGCACCTCAGGCACGTCAAGAGGCCATGACCGCGTTTCAAGCAGCACAGGCAGACCGCTTGGCCTTCTTTGAAGGCCTGCTGCGCCAGAAGAAGGACATGACCGACGCTGAGGTTTTGGCAGTGGCCGAGCGCCTCGGGCCGCAGAACCTGGACATGCTCAACAATGAGTTGCGCGGCGTGATCCAAGCTCGCATGGAAGCGGATAACAGCATGCGGCAGAACGTCCTGTCCCGCATGGGACTCAAACAAGCTACCGCTCCTGACGGAACTCCGCTGCCTACCCGGGAAGATGGGAAATCGTTGTTCCAGTCGCAGGACATGGAACAGGCCGTGCTTGAGCTAATCAAGAAGTACAAGGTCGAGCGCCCATCCCTGCGCACGCCGATGCCTGAGCCAATTCGTCTCCTAGACAACTTTGTTCAGGGACAGTTGCGTCAGCGTGAGCGTCTGGAAGGGCAGGCTTTGACCAGTCTTGTTGATGATGCGTTAGCGCAGCAGATTGGAGCAATGGGCCGGGAGTTGGATCCCGAGGTCATGACCGCGTTGCGCGATTCTGTGATGACGCTGGTCAAGGGTGAAAAACCTCGTGGCGGCAAGCGTACACCGGGGCTCGCGGAACTGGCTCCAAAGCCCGATGCCCAGGGCAACATTTCTGTCCCCTCCATCATCCCTGGTCGCAAGATCGTAATCAACCCCGCACAGTTACGTGAGGATGCTGCTCGCATCGCTTCTGACAGCACTCGGATTGATCTGAACACGCCTGAGGCTTTGGACTACCTGACTGCAGCCCAGCGCTTCCGCAATGACTCGCTGAACAAGTACAACGCCGCGATGCTCGGAAACAACCGGGTGCGCCAGACGGATGCGCAGCGCATCATGGATACCGGTGATGCAGTGTTCCGGGATGTTGAGAAATTGGTCCTGGGCCACGCGCCACGGCTCAAGGGCGAGTACGAGGCGATGAAGACCCTCATCGACGACTACAAGAGCGTCTATGACAGCACGTTGCCCCTGCTGATGACCCAGGTCAAGCGCGGTGGGCGTGAGTACTTGCTACCTAACGAAGACCTGCTGCGCAACGCATTCAAGAACGTCGAAAGCCTGCGGAGCGTAGCCGCCATCCTTGGCCCTGATCAGCAGTCTGCGGACCTGTTGATGAAGGGCACGATTGATTGGCTGCGTTCCAAGAATGTCGTCAACAAGGACGGCATCGTGGATCCCAAGATGCTGCGCTCGGTGCTGGACAAGAACCGCAACATTGTTGACGCCCTGCCAGACAACATCAAAGCCAAGCTCAACGACGAAGTAGCCCTGGCTGATGACTACGTCAAGCGCCTGGGCGAGCTGGACCGCCGTACCACGGCTGCTCAGGACAACGAACTGGACCGGGTACTGGCCAAGGCCGTGCGCCCCGAGGCTGACCCGCGTCTCGTGCTCCAGGATGCATTGAAGGATCCGGCCATCATGCGCAAGCTGGTGGACGCCATGAGCCCGAACCCCGAGATGGTGGATGCGCTGCGCCGTTCGGTGTACGACATCGCTACCCAGGGTGCCCAGGGCGGCGGCGGCTTGAAGTCGTTCCTGGACAACAACGAGCGGGCGTTGAAGGTGCTGTTTGGCGGGACCGAGCATCTGGACAACCTGAAGACCCTGGCTGATCTCCAGCGTCGGGTGAATGCATTTGCCAATGTGACCGGCCAGATTCCGGCGTTTGAGTCGATGGATGAGGCCTTGCGCCGCACGTTTGGCACCGGTATTCAATTCCTGACGACCACGGCCCGCGAAGCAATGGTGGGTCGCATCTCCCCCGAGACGGGTGCCCTGGCCCTGTTAGTGCGCATGACAGGCAGCTTGGAGAACCAGCTGTACAAGCGCATCTTTACCCGGGCACTGGAAAGCGAAGAGTTTGCCAAGCAGATCACCCACATCAGCACGCCAAAGGACGCCGCCAAGGTCACCAAGGCGCTGGAAAGCATCGGCATTCCGAAGTCCGTGATCACCAACGCTACGATGGCCCCGGTCCGTGGTGCGGCGCAAGAGGCAGGCGATCTCATGCAGGAGGGGAAGAAATCCCCGGTTGCTGGCATGGCAGGACTGCCTGTTTCACGTGGAACAAGCGCCAGCCAGATGCTGCGTCAGTTGCCCCCGGCACCGCCCACCCGTGGCACGGACTTCAACCCCCGCATGCCGACCACGCCGCAAGTGCAGCAGGGCGGTGGCGCAAATCAGATACCTTTGATGTATCCGGCCATGTTCCCGAACGACCCCATCAGTGCGTTGCTGCAACAACGGCAACTCATGGCCCAAAAGCCACAGCAGTAAGAACGGAGTAAGCAATGGAAATGATTGGACGCATGATTGGCACGATGTTCCTGGCGCGGGAGTATGCGCACCGGGCGCATCTGCGCGTCACCGGTCCTGGGAGCTTTGCCAAGCACTCCGCACTGGGCGAGTTCTACACGGGAATCATTGACAACGCCGACAGCATCACCGAAGCCTATCAGGGCCGCAACGGGATTATTGAGATTCCGTACCTGCCGATGATTGACGAAGAGGACCCCGTCAAGGCCCTGGAAAAGCTGCTGGATGACATTGAAAAAATTCGCTACGACGCGGTAGACAAGAAAGACACCGCCATCCAGAACCTAATTGACACGGCTGTGGAGACGTTCCTAAGCGCTCTGTACAAACTCCGTCACTTGAGATAACCATGTGGATCCTGTTACCGCCTTTACTATGGTTAGTGGCGCTATCTCTGGCGTCAGGAAACTTTGTGCCTTGGTTAAGGAAGCCCAGGCCGCAGGAAAGGAAGTAGCAGACCTGACGAGCCAAGTCACCCACCATGTCGGCAAGGTACTTGAGCATACGCAGGAGTTGAAGAAGGCTGAGCTGGAGGTTAAGAAGAACCCGCCCAAGGGCAAGTCCCTGCAGGTTCTAGCGTTTGAAGAGGTGGCGAGGAAGATCGAATTGCGCCAACAATATGAACAACTGCGCAACATGATCGTCTATGAGTTGGGCCTACCGGGTGGATTCTGGGCAGACTTTGAGGCAACAGTGCATCGGTTGGAACAGGAACATGAACGGGAGATGGAACTAGCCGAACAGATGCAGAGGGAACTGGAATGGCAACGCAGGGTCAGAATCGATCAAATGCAAGAGGTGGCCCTGGAGGTGGTAATCGTTCTGGTTATGCTGGCGTATCTAGTCGCCCTGGTGTGGTCAGTGATGCTGTACCAGAAGAATCGATTGGGTGTCTGGTTGGTCTAACTATCATGGCGTTTCTGTTTGCCATCATGCTGCCGGTGATGATGTTCATGTACATCGACATGCAAAAGCTCAGGCTAGAGAACGAACGGATCACCAGCAAGATTGGCAAGTACCGGGATTTGATTGAAAGATGTGAAAGGTAAACAATGATTCCAATCGTAGGCGCATTACTTGGAACGCTTGCTGAAAACGGACTTGGTCTATTGGCAAGCGCCATCCAGGCCAAGGGCAAGCAGGTGGTTGAGGACAAACTCGGCGTCAAGATTTCTGACAACCCGTCCCCGGACGAGGTCGCCAAGCTGCGTCAGCTGCAGTATGACCATGAAGAGCGCCTGTTGGAGCTTGGGATTGAAAAGGCGCGGTTGGAACAAGAAGAACTGAAAGCCCTGCTGGCCGCACAGATGAACCAGGAAAACAACGTCAGCGACCGCTGGAAGGCGGACATGGCCTCTGACTCTTGGCTGTCCAAAAACATCCGCCCCATGACCCTCGTGTACATCCTGAGCGCCTATTTGCTGTTCGCAGCTCTGAGCGCGGCAGGCATCAACGTCAACGAGTCCTATGTGTCCCTTCTGGGCCAGTGGGGCATGCTGGTCATGACAGCCTACTTTGGCGGTCGTACCGTTGAGAAGGTCATGGAAATGCGTAAGGGGGACAAATAATGAGCCTCAGCCAAGAACAAGCGGCGTTCCTGCTGGACATGTGTAAGCTCGTGCAGTTTGCCACGGCCCAAGGGTTTATGGTTACCGGCGGAGAGCTGGCCCGTACCCCGGAACAGCAAGCGGTCTACATGAAGACTGGCCGCAGCCAGACCATGGACTCGCTGCACCTGACCCGCCGTGCCGTGGATTTGAACTTCTTCAAGGACGGCAAGCTGGTGTACGACAAAGAGGCATTGGCTCCCCTGGGGGCTTATTGGGAGTCGCTGCATCCCCTGAACTCATGGGGCGGCAACGGCAGAAAACTTGTGGACACGCCGCACTTCAGCCGAGGTAACGGCAAACCAGAATGGGTGAGGGTAACATGACGAAAAAACCAGTGTGGGAAAAACCGAGGCCCAAGGCCCTCGGAGCACCAAAGAAGCTCAGCCCTGCCAAGAAGGCAGCGGCAAAGGCGGCAGCTAAAAAAGCTGGTCGCCCCTACCCCAACATGGTAGACAACATTCGCGCTGCGAAGTAAGTTGCAGTTGCCATCATGTTTTATCGACGGTCTCCTGAATGATGGCACTTGAGCCAGGGTCCACAAGACCTTGGCTCTTTTTTTGGTGCTGCTCTACGCGCCGCCACCACATGTCCTTGTACTGATCGAACTCCCGGCCAGCGGTGACAAACTCCTGGGGCGTACCATCCTGGCACATCATCATGATGACGCCGTTGTCGATCTTCGTGCCATGCTGTTTGTCATGCGCTTCCGAGTACGCGGCAAGCTGCATGAAGTAGTCCTCAATCCACTCCCGCTTCTTCGGCTTGTTGGTCTGCTTGAAGTCGATGATGCAGGGCTTTCCCTTGTAGACCCCAACGCAGTCAGACGTGCCAGCGTAAGCGCCAGGGACGTACAGCGACACCTCGGTGCCCCAGACCTCATCCACATGCGGAAAGAAGTGCTCGATGAGCTGATGCCCCATGCGGTAGCCCTTGACATGCAGCCATGTGCGGGGGACCTCTAGCGGTCGATTCAGGAGTAATCGTTCGATGACATTGTGCATGTGCGTGCCGACTGTTGCAGCATCATTCCTGATCTTGTCTGCCTGCTCCTTGCCTACCCGATCCTCCCAGGCCTTCAACGATGATTTGTCCTTGGTGCTGTCCAGAATGGTGGTCACACTCGGCATCGGTATGTCTACGTTCACGGACTGATAAACGCGGCCCGAGGCCCTGTCGATGCGGTGAAGGCGTTCGTAAACGTAGCGGCGGTGAAAGGGTACGAGTTGCATTATTTGATCCACTCCTTGAGGTCTTCGCCAAGCACCTGCGAGGCGATGTTGATCTTGTTGCGAAGCGCCTTGACGATGTGCTCGTCCACGGTGCCCGGGCTGATGAAGTCGATATAGGTCACCTTGTTGGTTTGCCCGATGCGGTGGGCCCGGTCCTCACTCTGCAGCCGCACTTCCAGGTCGAAGTTGTTGCTGTAGTAGATCACGGTGTGCGCAGCTGTCAAGGTCAGACCATAGCCACCAGTGCGGGGATTGCCAACGAAGAACCGCAGGTCGCTCTCCGGGTCCTGGAACCGGTTGACGATCTCCTGTCGCTCCTCAGCTTCGGTGTCGCCGTAGTAGGTGGCCACCGTGGTCATGCCGTGAGCCTCGGCCAGCGCCTTCTTGATGTTCTCAATGTCGCGGCGGTAGTTGGCCCAGATGATGATCTTGCCGGTGCATTCCTCGACGGTGGACAGCAGCTCCTTGACTCGGTTGCTAGGGATGTCCTCCTGCCTACCGTCGTCGTACTTCACGTGGCCGCAGACGATCTGATGCAGACGCATGATCTGGGTCAGGGCGTTGTTGGTGGACATGAGGTTGCCGTCGATCAAGGTCAGGGCCATGAGCTTCATCTGGTCATACGCCTTGCGCTGCTCATCGGTGAGCTCGATCTCTCGGCGGGTGAACACCTTGTCAGGCAGGTCCAGGCATTCCTCCTTGGTCACGCGGAAGCTAAAACCGTTGAGCTTCTTTTGCAACTCATCCAGGTGGCGATAGCCAACGATCTGCTTGAAGGTGTGGGTTGGCAGCTTGCGTTCGACGAGGATCGCGTACCGCGCCTGGAAGGCGAAATAACTGAAGTAGTTGAGACACGTAGGCGACAGGAACTCGCACTGGCTGTAGAGGTCCAGGGGTGACTTGGTCACTGGTGAGCCTGTGGCGATGCGACGATACCGCGCTTCCTTGCCCACCTTGATCACGCTCTTCGTGCGCTTGGCATTCGGAGTTTTGATGGTGGTGCTCTCATCGATGGCCATGTAGGCATCGGTGACCCGCAGGAAGGTCTTGGCAAAGTTGACGCCCTTCTCCGTGCTGAATGCCTCGATGTTCATCACCAAGATGCGCAGCGTGTCCACTGCGTTAAGCATGCGATCCATCTCTTCGCGCTCCGCCTTACGTGGCGTGGGTGACCAGCACGCCATCGTGTAGGTGATGTGTGCAGGCATGTGCTCAGGGATTTGCCCTGTATACCAGTTGCGATACACGCCCTTCGGTGCGATCACCAGCATCGCGTTGATCTTGCCCTTGTCGTAGAGCATCGCAGCGTTGTTGATCAGCATGAATGATTTGCCCGTGCCCATGTCCGCAAACAGAGCTACACTCTCGTCCTCCCAAAAGCGCTGCAAGTACGCTGCTTGATGCAGGTACGGCTGGTTCTTGAATGGGTACTGCTCCAAAAAATATTGCATTTCTTTCTTCCTTTCTTGAAAAAGGGTGTTGACAACCCTGCGAAGTAGTGTACACTATGAGCACGGTTTGAGAAAGGAGAGCGTAAAGTGCCCACCGTATTTGTTGTTCAAGAGATGCCGAATCATGACATCGCTCCTGCGATGCGCTTCGGGGAAATGAAGGTCTTGCTACCTTCAAACACCCAAATCGCATTCAGTACGATCCCCACGGTTCGGACCCTGCGGCGCAAGCTGCGGGATTACAAGGATCAGGATTTCCTGTTACTGACAGGGGACCCTGTAGCTATCGGTTTGGCCTGCTCGATAGCTGCTTTCTATAACTCTGGCCGCTTCACAGCTTTGAAGTGGGATCGCCGCGAGAAGCTGTACATCCCTGTTAAGATTGACATCACCGAGAATGGAGAAAGAGATGACTAAATTCACCGATATGTTTGAGCAAGACGCTGGTGCCTTGCAAGTCAAAGACGAGGACCTGTCCTCTGTTGGCGCATTGGCCAAGCGTGCGAAAGAGCTTGAGAAAGAAATCATCGACATCGAGGCTATCCTTGATGAGCGCAAGAAGCAGCAGCGCAAGTTGCTCGAGGAGACCATCCCTGCCATGTTGCAGGAGCTGGGCTTGAAGGAGTTCAAAATGACTGACGGCAGTCAGATCACTGTGAAACCCTTCTACGGTGCCAGCATCCCCGAGGAAAAGCGTGCTGAGGCCTTCGAGTGGCTCCGCGAGCGTGGCTTTGATGACATCATCAAGAACACTGTGTCTGTGCGCTTTGGCCGTGGAGAAGACGGCCTGTGCGAGACACTACTGAATCAACTGCGTGAGCAAAACTACCCTGTTGAGCAAGCGCAGAAGATCGAACCCCAGACCCTCAAGGCCTGGGTTCGCGAGCAAGTGGAGCGAGGCAACGAGCTACCCACTGAGCTTTTTGGAGTTCACGTTGGCCAAAAAGCTACCATCAAATCAGCATGAAAAAAGGAAATTGAAAATGAGCAAGAATCAAGTTGCGGTCGCCGAGACCAAGGAATATGCACTGGCTTTGGCCAGCGATTTCGAGCAAGACGCCAACAGTGGCTTTGACGGCATGGGCCAGGAAGACTTTGCGCTTCCGTTCCTGAAGCTGCTCACCAGCACCAGCCCTGAAGTGGGTGAGGTGGACGGCGCGATGCCTGGGTTCATCATGAACAGTGTGACCGGACAGCTGTACAACGGCAAAGACGGCATCACGGTGATCCCTGTGGCCTATGTGCGTCAGTACATCGAATGGGCACCTCGCGGCTCTGGCAGCGGCGCACCCATCGCCATCTATCCGGCAACGTCCGACATCCTCTCGCGCACGCACCGTGAGCCGGGGGAAAGCAAAGACTTCCTGGAAAACGGCAACTACGTTGAGAACACGGCCAACCACTATGTGATGGTCATCAACGAGAGCGGCATCCCTGAGCCTGCCCTGATCGTCATGAAGTCTACGCAACTGAAGAAGTCGCGCAAGTGGAACAGCATGATGATGAGCACCAAGCTCATGGGCAAGAACGGTCCGTTCACCCCTCCGATGTACAGCCATGTGTATCGCCTGACCACGCAAGCCGAGTCCAACGACAAGGGCAAGTGGTACGGATGGGAGATTGAAAAGGTGGGTCCCATCGAGGACATGAATCAGTATCACGCTGCCAAGGCATTCGCTGATCAGATCAAGGCCGGTGAGGTCAAGGTCAAGCACGAATCCGAAGGGGCCGTGGACAACGGACCTGCACCGTTCTGATTTCCGGGGGGAAAGCGGATGCTGGAGGCAGGTGCTGTCTAAAGGGCATATCCAGAACAGACGCAGCGAGTACCCCCACCTTTCATAGAGGGCAAGATGACAGACATAACAAGATTCAAGGCGATCTTCACAGGGTTGGACATCGCCTATGGAACGTACAAAATAAAAGCGGAGCGCGGAGATGGAAAGCAAGCAGGGCAGGCGACAGTTGTGCGCAAGCCCCCGACAGACGACCTCTGGATCAAGCACCTCGAGGGTGTTGAACCGAGTCTTGGAATTATCCCGATCAGGTCTGATAACACCTGCATCTGGGGCTGTGTTGACATTGACCAGTACCCTCTGGACCACAAAGGTCTCGTTGAGCGAGTCGCGCAGCTGAAGCTGCCGCTGGTCGTTTGCCGTAGCAAGTCAGGAGGAGCACATGTTTTTCTCTTTACCAAAGAACCTGCGCCAGCTCGAGATTTTCAGACATACCTCAAAAATGCGGCGGCCCTTCTTGGCGAGGCCGGACGTGAAATTTTTCCAAAACAGGCTGAGATACTCGTGGACCGAGGAGACACCGGCAACTTCCTCAACCTTCCGTACTTTGGCGGAGACGCAGGGCTTCGCTACGCGATCAACCCGGATGGGTCTGCGGCAACTCTGGAAGAATTCTATGGTCTGTACGATGCGGCGGTGCAAGAGCTACCGCTTAATTTCCCAGAGCCACCTAAGCAAGCTGAGAGTCCCATCAAAGACGGCCCTCCTTGCCTACAAGCGCTATGTGCGCAAGGGTTCCCAGAGGGCACCCGCAATAATGGACTATTCAACATTGGGGTCTATCTCAAGCGGGCGCACCCAGGTTCCTGGGAAGATAAGCTGGTTGAATACAACTTCAAATATGTGGCTCCCCCTTTGCCCAACAATGAAGTCCAGCTGGTACTCAAACAGGCCGGTAAGAAGGACTACCACTACAAGTGCAAAGACGCACCCCTCAACGGTTTTTGCAATTCTGGACTCTGTCGCACTCGCAAGTTCGGCATCGGGGCTGCGGCCCCAGACGCTCCTCAGATTGCATCCCTCTCCAAGTATGCAAGCGAGCCCCCGCTCTGGTTCTTGGATGTCAACGGTCGTCGCATTGAACTCGACACCGAGAGCCTCTACAACCAAGCTGCTTTCCAAAAATCCTGCCTCGAACGATTGAACATCGTGCCTCCTACCCTGCGCAAGCAGGATTGGGAAAACCTGCTCAACGCCCTCCTGAAGGAGATGGTCGAGACCGAGCAGATCACTGTGGCCAGTGAAGACACAAGCGTCACCGGGCGCTTCATGGACCTGCTGGAAGAGTTCACGACCCACATGCAACAAGCGATGGTGCGTGAAGAGATGATCATGGGCCGCCCCTGGACGGATGAGGACGAGGCCAAGACGTATTTCCGCATGAAGGACCTCGAGGCACACTTGAAGCGCAACAACTTCATTGGCCTCTCCGCCCCCAAGATGGCTCAGCGTCTGCGTGACATGGGCGGTGAACCTATCAGCATGTTCCTGAAGAACCGCACAGTACGCTGTTGGCGTATTCCGCGCTTCCAGAAACAGGACGCACCATTCGACACCCACACCCAACGCACTGAAGGGAGCCCATTTTGAACAGAGACGACATCATCCGCATGGCGCGGGAGGCTGGAATGCTGCGAAGCGGTGACGGATGGACAGAGCCGCATCGCTGGGGGGTGGCAGAGATTGAAAGATTTGCAAATCTTGCCATCGCCCATGAGCGCGAAAAATCACTTCGGCTTTGGATGCTACTGGACGACGTTGATACCGCTGACGATATTGCAAAGGCTGATGACGCTGTTTACCGCAGCCTGTGCAGAAAAGCTCACGCAAAACGGTGGGGCGTTCTAACCGGCGATGAAGTTGACACCGCTATCCGAGCAAAGGAAAACACATGACCGACAACGTAAAACCCTTTATTAAAGCCACGACACCTGATAACGGAGACGCTATTGCAATGCTTGAGCAGTGGTTGGAAGACGCCAAAAATGGCAAGATTGTCACGGTCGCCTTGGTGGGTAAGCGCATTGGCGGTGAATGGCAGACCGGCATGAGTAGTTCGCAAAACAGTCTTGAGGATGCAGCCATGCTGATCGAACTTGGAATCCGGCGTCTTGGTTTTAAACAGAGGTGAAAAATGAATCGAGATGACATCATCCGCATGGCGCGGGAGGCTGGGTTCAATGAGATACAAACAAACGCAATGGTTTTCGGTGCAATCCTTGAACGCTTTGCCGCCCTTGTCGCCGCCGCAGAGCGTGAGGCAATGATTGAACAAGGCTGGAGGCAATGCGCTAAAGGCCAGCGAACAACTCAATTTTGCGGGCTGGTTGAACTGGTTGTGCTGGCAGAGCGTGAGGCGTGTGCGAAGGTGTGCGAGGAAAACGCCGATGATGACACTGAAGGCGATTGGGATTCTGCCTGCATCAGTTGTGCAAACCACATCCGAGCAAGGGGACAAGCATGACTGACAGAGAACTACTGAAACTGGCGGCAAAGGCGGCTGGACACAAGATTCAAGGTGATGTTGATTACATGATTGCTCAACCAGGACATCTAAAAGGTGGCTATGTCATTCGGAATGATCGCGGAGGTGATTCATGCTGGAACCCCCTCACTGATGACGGAGATGCACTACGGCTGGCGGTGAAATTAAATTTATTTATTTTTCACAGTTGGACTTATGCAAAAGGTGAAGACATACCTTATGCAAATGTAGTTGTTGATAACGCCGAACAAAAAGTTCCGTCCGGAGAAATTAAAGGCAATGACCCCTACGCCGCCACTAGACGCGCAATCGTCAGGGCTGCTGCTGAGATTGGAAAGGGACAAGCATGACCAGAGAAGACATCACCCGCATGGCGCGGGAGGCTGGGTTTGTTGGCTTTGATGGTGACAATGGTTCTTTGCGCCGCTTTGCCGCCCTTGTCGCCGCCGCAGAGCGTGAGGCAATGATTGAACAAGGTTGGAGGCAATGCGCCAAAGACCAGCGAACAACTCAATTTTGCGGGCTGGTTGAACTGGTTGTGCTGGCAGAGCGTGAGGCGTGTGCGAAGGTGGCCGAGGCATACGAGCCGCGCTGTGATACCTGCCCAAGCGGGGTTGCCAACGCCATCCGAGCAAGGGGGCAAACATGACGGAAGAGGACATCGAGTCCATCTTCGCCATCGCTGCAAACAACGCCATGCTGTACGGCATGGGGTTGATCAAGCTCACCAATACGCCCACAGGCATCATGGTGGACGTGATCCAGCCTGAGGAGTACATCGACGTGGCAGTTGCCCTGGAATGGGCCGCAAAGAACACGATCAAGGTGGTGCAGTGAGTGAGATTCACAAAATCTTCGGCCCGCCCGGGGCGGGCAAGACCACCTACCTGCTGAACCGGGTGGAGAAGGAACTCGAAGACGGCGTGCCGTCCATGAAGATCGGGTATTTCTCCTTCACCAAAAAAGCAGCCAACGAAGCACGGGACCGCGCCATCGCCAAGTTCCCACAACTGAACCCCAAGACGGATTTTCCGTTCTTCCGTACTCTGCACTCGCTGGCATTCCGATGCCTCGCCATCAAGGCCGACATGATCATGCAGCCGGAGCACTACCGGGAGTTCGCCGCCGAGGCAGGCATTGAGATCAGCATGGGAACCGAAGACGATGTTGACCTAGCCAAGGCCGACAATCCGATCCTGAATCAGATCAACCTCGCCCGGATTAAGGGCGTGGACCTGCGGCAGCACTACAACCAGTGCGGCCTAGACATCGAGTGGTACCACTTTGAGTTTGTGGAGCGGACCTACCGCCACTACAAGCGCTCCAGGGACCTGCTGGATTTCACCGACCTGCTGGAAATGATCGTCGTGGAGCACGACCGGCTCCCCTCGCTTGACGTGCTCATTGTGGATGAGGCTCAGGATTTGAGCCGCCTGCAGTGGCAAATGGTTGAGGCCCTGTCTGCGAAGGCGAAACGGACCTTCCTCGCCGGAGACGACGATCAGGCAGTATTCACGTGGGCAGGTGCTGATGTCAAGAGCTTTCTGTCCTTCCAAGGCCAGATCACCGTGCTCGATCAGTCGTACCGCGTCCCAAGCACCGTCCATGCCCTGGCCGACCGAATCGTCCACCGCATCAAGGAACGCCAGCCCAAGGAATGGAAGTCCCGAGACTTTGAAGGCGAGGTCAAGACCTACTACCGATTCGAGGACGTGGCCCTCAACGACGAATCCTGGCTCATCATGGCTGCAGCCAACTACATGCTGAATCCGGTACATGAATGGCTCAAAAGTCAAGGACTCCTGTTCGAGCGATCTGGGGTCCCTAGTCTCAACACGCAGATGGTCAAGGCCGTGGTGATATGGGAGCGCCTTCGCTCGGGACAGGATGCCAACTACGAAGAGGTCAAGAACATCTACAAGTACCTCGGAGCAGAGCTCGTTGCCCGAGGACACCGGGCCTTCAAGAATGGCGACCCAGAGGTGATCTACTTCCTCGAGGACCTCAAGCGCGACCACGGCCTGCTGAATGCGCCCATTTGGCACGAGGCCCTGACCCGCATCCCTGAGGACAAGCGCGACTACCTGATCGCTGTGCTGCGCAGGAAGACCAAGCTCTCGAGCGTCAACCGCATCAAGCTGTCCACCATCCATGGGGCCAAAGGCGGGGAGGCGGACAACGTCATCCTGCTTATGGACCTGTCACCAAAATTTGCACTCGAACTACAGAGGAACGGAGACGACGTACACCGGCTTTTCTACGTGGGCATTACCCGCGCCAAAAAGTCTTTGCATCTGATCCTGCCCAAACACATAGAAAAAGGATTCCGCCTGTGAGAACCATCCCGATGTTCCCGAACCCCACTGAGTGGGTCCCGCCCCAATCATTCCCCAATCTGTCTGAAGCGAAGGAGATTGCAATTGACCTCGAAACGTGCGACCCGAATATGGAATCTATGGGTCCCGGTTGGCCTCGCAACGATGGGTACATTGTTGGTTACGCAATCGCAGTCGAAGGCTGGTCTGGGTATTTTCCTGTTGCTCATGGCGGTGGGGGTAACCTCGATAAACGCCTTGTGGAACGCTGGATACGGGACGTCCTCCTCACCCCCGCCGACAAAATCATGCACAACGCCGCCTATGACGCCGGGTGGCTTCAGGCAAATGGATTCAGCATCAATGGAACGATATACGACACAATGCTCGCCGCTCCCATTCTTGATGAGAACCGATTCAGTTACAGCCTCAATGCCCTTGGCTTTGACTACCTCAAGGAAGTCAAGAGTGAGCAGGGCCTCAAGCAGGCCGCAGCCGATTTCGGTGTCCATCCTAAAAAGGAACTCTGGAAGCTCCCGGCGATGTATGTCGGCGAGTACGCCGAGCAAGACGCTGCGCTGACCTTGAAGCTGTGGCAGAACTTCAAGGCCAAACTGCGTATAGAAGACGTAGAACACATCTTCAATCTGGAAACAGAAGTATTCCCTGTGCTGCTGAACATGACGCGCCAGGGCATCCGCTTTGACCGAACTAAATGTGCAGAGTTAATTGACAACATGCGGAAAAGGGAGCAGCAACTGCTCCAAGAGATGAAGTCGCAAGTGGGACAAAAGGTCGATGTCTGGGCGGCACAGTCCGTGGCCCAGGCATTTGATCGCCTCGGCATTCAGTACGCCAAGACCAGCAACGGTCTTCCGAGCTTCACCAAGGGGTTCCTGGACGCCTGCGAGCACCCGCTGGCCAAGATGATCGTCGAGGCCCGGGAGGTCAACAAAACCCACAGCACCTTTCTGCAGCCTTACATGGACTTCAGCAAGGCCACGGGGCGCATCCATCCGCACGTCAACCAGATGCGTTCAGATGATGGCGGCACGGTTACTGGACGTTTATCCATGGCCAACCCCAACCTGCAGCAGGTTCCGGCCCGCCACGAGATCATCGGCCCCATGGTGCGAAGCCTGTTCCTGCCAGAGGAAGGGCAGCTGTGGGCCTCCAACGACTTCAGCACCCAAGAACCGCGCCTGCTGGTTCACTATGCGAGCCTCCTGGACCTGCCGGGGGCGGACAAGATGGTCGCAGCGTACAACACCGACCCGAACACCGACTTCCACCAGATGGTCGCAGACATGGCTGGAATCAAGCGCAAGGCGGCCAAAACGATCGGGTTGGGGCTCATGTATGGGATGGGCAAAAATAAGCTCGCAGGGCAGCTAGATTTGAGCCTGGATGAGGCTTCTGAGCTGATCGATCAGTTCCACAAGAACGTGCCGTTCCTCAAGGGCACCGTCAACGCCGTCATGAAGCGCATCGACCACCCGGCCAGCGGCGGATCAATCCGCACGCTCCTGGGCCGCAAATGCCGCTTCCCGCTGTGGGAACCTATGGAGTGGGGCGTGAACAAGGCCTTACCACGTGAGCAGGCCGTCATTGAATACGGACAACGGATCAAGCGTGCGGGCACGTACAAAGGCCTCAACCGTTTAATCCAGGGTTCTGCGGCAGACCAGACAAAGGCGGCCATGGTGGCCTTGGCAAAGGCCGGGATGCGCCCGATACTTCAGGTGCATGATGAGCTGGCGCTGAGCGTGGCCACCAAAGCGGAGGCCGAGGAAGGCGCACACATCATGTCCACGGCGGTCAACATGCAGGTGCCCAGCCGCTGTGATGTGGAAGTGGGCCCTAGCTGGGGAGAAGCGAAGTGAAGATTACGATGTGCAAAGGTCGGCTGGAGTTTTTGATCCAGCCGGAAGACAGCGAGAAGTCCTACCCAGAGCTGTTCTGGGAGGCGGTCGATTCAATCAGGGAGTGGCTGCTGCTCCCATGACGTAGTCATGGAACACGAAGCCCTCCTCAGGCATCTTGTGTTTGTTGATGATCATGCTCTTGACCATCACGATCTTCCCGCTCTTTAACCGACGCACATGACCACGGCGCATGTGCGGCTTGGGACTGGCGTGTGTGCCGCCCAAAGATTGCGATGGCGCACGCGGCTCAACGGTGATCGTGGTCCAGTCGAAGAACGGGCGCTTGCCCTTCTTGATCCGCTTCTCATTCAGGAACTTGCTGCCTATGTAGGAGGGCTTAGCAGCAGTTGCCGTTGAGTCCCCTATCAAGGCCATGGCAACAATCTTTCTCATAGCCACCGTAAGCGCCTCCCGACCATGCTCTGCACAATCCTGCAAAGACTTGTCCACGGCGATAGAGTAGTTTGGCGACACCCGGGCCTTGGTTTCCGGGCCGTAGAAGGTTCCAGTGGTAGTAATTAAAACGCATGACTTGTGCTTCTCGGCGTTAGCCCACAGTTGAAAAGTCATTGCGTCGTCGTGTCGTTCAAGCGTCACCACCATCACCCCCTGCCGAACGGTGGACCCCCGAGTCGTTACAGGCAAAAGCAGGCACATCTTCTCAAACGGCAGTGGCCATTCCGCCACCGTGGTGGTTTTCAGGCCATATTGAAAAGTCTTTAGTTTCTCGCTGAGTGCCTTGGCACTTGCATCCGTGGGCAGTGGCCCACTGGCAAAATCAATCCAGATGTATTCCACCGGGTTGAAGGGCACGTAGTCCACATACTCACGAATGAGCGGGCTCATTTGAACCATCCCTTGATGCGCTCCCAAAAGCCTTGCGGCTTCTGGCCATCCTCGAATAGGTCAAGCTGCTGCAGGTGAAAGAGGTATTCCCCCTTCCCCCGCCCAGGCAACAACACCGCCACGATCTGCTGATTGGTTGCCAAGTACAAAGCCGCACGGCGAACGACAGAGGACGGCAGGCCCGTCCATTCCGCCAGCTCAGACGTGCGACCCTTGTACCCATGCAAGCGCAACTGAGCAAGGACCAAGGACCGCGCTTCCTCAGGGGTGATCTTTTTCATCAGAACCACCCGAACCAGAGGCCCGTACCGTGAATCCAAGCGATGGGGACCAGAAGTGCCCCTGCCACAAGGAAGCCCCACGAAGCGGTTTTCAAACAGACCACAATGTGCGTGAGCCACGCAGCGATGACCCAAAGGCCAGCGCCAATAATGAAGAAGCTGTTCATAGGTCAAGTCCTTGTGTGAGTGAATCAAGCCGGGTGAGTTGATCTGACAGGATGCCATTGAAAGAAGCCAATTGCATGGTCAAACTCGAGCCAGAGGCTGGCCCGTTGCGAAGTCCTGGTGTCGTCTCAGACTGTGGGAGCAGCACAGGAGCGAGTATGTTGTGCAGCAAGTCGATGCTGCACATCAATGCGCTGAGGTTTTTATCCATGTACTGGAGCTCGCGCATCAGTCCGCTTTCCTCGCGCTTGGCCGTCTCCTGGTACCCAATGGGGCCACTGCCCCCCTGAATGGCTTGCGAATTGGCTGCGTAATTTCTCATTTCTCCAAACGGGCTCATCGTGCGTTCCCCTCGAGGCGGTCAGCGATCAGCTTGGCGTAGCCAGCAATGTCAGTCCAGTGATCGACCTTGTCAGGGTTGCCGTTGACGATGCGGCCAATCTTGTGGACGATCATCTCCAGCGCCTCCCACTGGTCGTCTGCGAACGTCTTGCCATGCTTCTGCGCATGCTCAGCCATGGCCCGCTTCATTGCCTGCATGAGCGCAGCGCCGTCTTTGAACTTGCCGTAGTCCAGGGCACGCGTGTCGAGGACCGTGTCCACGTCCGTCTGCTTGGCCTTTTCAATTGCCTTGCGGGTGGCCTCGTCTGCCGGGTGATCCGGTACGTCCTTCAGGGACACGCCAAAAGCCTCGTCAAGCGTCTCCGGTGTATCCAACAGCTCAGGCGGCTGCCAAGATTCCTCACGCGCTCGAGCGCGGATTTTGTAGGTGTAAGAGAGGTTTGTCTTAAACTTCTTGGCCACCTTGGCCACGGAGACCTCAGGATGATCCTTGAAGTACTGGATCATGTTCAATGTTTTTTGGGCTATTGGTTTCATAGTGGTGCTTCCTCAGCGTCAGTTGGGTATGCAGTTTTCTTTTCAGTGGTCTCGGGAAACCGCTTGGGGTCCAAGCGCTCAAAGGGCCACCACCCCTTGTACTCTTCCTCAGTCAATCGTTTTTGCTTCATGGTTTTCCTTTCTAGTTACTATCGGTCGCGCCTTCTTCGCAACGATTGTCTTGCGCACCAGATCAATCGCCTTCTCCAACTCTGATACAGTACAGACTGCTAACTGAGCATCATGAATCTCCATGCCGAGATTCAATGAGTTGAGTTCGGGTCCACGCAAAATAAACCTGCCGGTCTCCGCTCCTCTGCTTCCCACAGCGTACAAAGCGTCCTGCGCGGCCCGAATCTCAACCTGCCAGTCTTCACCAATGCGCATCAGAGCTAACGCCTCTGTCATGTTCAGCGCAGCAATCACCACGTCAATGTCATCCCTCGTCGCCTCGCCCCTGCGAATAGCATCCAGACAACTGTGGTTCTTGATCATCAAATCAGTGCCAGCACTGATCGACCCGACCTTCTTCATCCCACCAAGGACATAGGACAACGGATCAGGGATCACGCCCCGGGGCCGGTACTTGCTGCGCTTTCTCATCAGACAATCTTTCGCTTGGTCACCGTCTCTTGGATATCCTCAACCCGGATTGCCCCGGCCTTGATGATGATCTCCAGCATGCGCGGCACAGGCGTCTCGCCATTGAGCCAACGCGACATGGTTCGGTAGTCCACGCCCAGGTAGTTGGCCAGCTCCCCGCGTGGGACCCCTAGCCATTCGATGTAGTCTTGTAGTTCTCGTCCTGTCATTCATCTTCTCCTTTCAAGTCCCTGCTCTTCAGCACCGCCTTCTTGGCAGCTTCCAGGGATGTGTACTTCTTGCTCGTGCTCTTGACCCAAAACAATTCATCGCTGAGCCCACGGCTGATCTCATCGAGCACTTCCCCATCGGCTGCTTCCAGCACCCATTGGTTGATGCCCCAGGTTTTCCAGTTCAGGGTTTTCAAATGTTCCTCTCCTTTACTTTGTAATTGGTATCGCCACGGGTTGCCCGAATCCGACAGTGCTTACATAAGCCACAGTACACCAGTCACCGGGGCGCAAAGAGTCGTCAAACTCATGCACGATCCCCAGCGGATACTTCTTGTCCCACTCTTTCATTTGCGGTTCGCTGTCGGCCCAACACTTTGAAACAATGAGGCACTTGGATGCGGCGTACCCCACCACATACGCCTGCGGGTGAACGTGGCGCGGCTTGCTTATCAGCTTCCATTTTTTCTTTTTGCACCACGCCTCGACTGCGGCAATGGCCTCTTTGTGTAACTTGGTGGTCATGTGTTCTTTCTCCTTAATGTCTGTTCAATCGCCCTAGCAAACTCATTAAACCCACCGCCCTCTTGCGTGTCATCAAAGGCAATGTCGATGTCTTGCTGAGTCAGCCCAACCCATTCACGTGGGTGTTGCATAGTGGGTGAAAAGAATTTTTCAAACAGTTTTGCCATGCCGCCATGCTCACCGCACAACCAATCAATAGTTTCATCGGTGTCTTCACCGGCCTGTAATGCCAGTCGTTCAACTGCTTGATAAAGCCGTTTGCTTTGCTCTTGTTTGCTCACGTGTTTTTCTCCTTGAGTTGGTCTAGCGCCCATCGTGCGCCATGTTTGAAACCTTCCGATTCCGTGTAGTCACCGGACACAATCTCAATCTCCTCATCCGTCAGCCCAACCCATTCACGCTGTGGTTGTGGGGTGGTGTAGAGGGGTGTCCAAATTGGGTTGACCACCTCGTCGCGCAAACTTGCTTCACGGCGCTCAAAATGAAGATGGCGAAGTCCTGTGCCACTCCATTCGTGCTCAATCCACGCCACCGGCTCCTGCTTCTCAGCCTGCTCTATGGCTTGGCGTAGGGATGTGATGGCGGGGTCGCACAGGTCATGCGCCTCCAAAACATGGTGCAGCGGCGGGTCAATGTCCCATGCGCTAAGTTCTTCTGCCAGCGCCTTTTTGCATTTCTCCAACGCCTCCAGCGCCTGTTTCATTGCTTCTATGGTCATCGCTTCATCCCCCTGATGTAGATCGCAAAGCTGCTGACAGTGTCAGGGCCAAAGGAGGACGAGAACTTCTCCACGGCCCGCGCAACCTCCTCAATGGTCTCGTTACGTACCCTCGCACGGTACGGATCAAGCTCCCTGGTCAGCACTACCTTGTCAGCAATCTGACGTTTGCGCCAACCCTGGGCATGCTCAATGCGCTCAAAGGCCTCATCCTCCTCGGTCATTACTCTCTCCCCGCTTTTGCATCTCCATCATGTGCAGCAATCGGGCATACATGTCAGCACCCGTGTTGCGCATGTACTCCTTCATGTCCAAAATGCCAGGGAGCGCGGCCACCGGAACATTCACCTCGATCAAACAGCCCGCCTGCTCCATGGTGATCCTCAAGACCGGAATGTCCCGGTCATCATTCGTTTCTTTCATAGTTCCTCCGGGTCGTAACCCTCTGCAGTTAAAAAAGTGTCCAGCAACCAATGCGCCTTCTCTTCCAAATGGGTCGGCACCCTACGCTCCACGTAGGTCGTCTCGACCTTGGGCTTGGTCGGCTTGATACCATCCCCCCAATCCACCACCATGCCCTCGCCCTTGACAGGCGCGTCACTCCAGTTTGTCATCAGTCATCCCCCTGGTACGGGTTCATCCCCGGTTGATCAATAGCCCCGCGTGACCCGTCCCGCCACTCGGAACACGTGACACGGCTCACGGTGTACCGCTTGAAATTGCGCGACTTCGGATTCAAGCACGCCGCCGATACGTCCGCCGCATCCGCCGAAGCAAGCATCTCGGACCAATACCGGCAATCCTCACAATTTCCCTGGTTCAACATGTCACTGCCCTGCTTTCTTGAAGTGCTCGTCCGCATCCTTGTAGAACGACATGAACAGGTGGATCGCCCTGTGCATGTCCATGTTCGCCGCCCGGGCCATCCCCGCCGCAACCTTCGTTGACGACAGCACGCAAATGCGCTTGTCCTTCGAGACCTTCATCATTGCGTCCGTCATCGCCTCGGTCATTGCCTTGGCGTCGGCCTTCATGCGGGCCATCTCTTCTTTGGTTATTTCACTCATGATTTTTCCTTCAATACATGGGCACCAACGCTCATGCCACTTAAATACACCGCCGCCAAAGCCTGCTGGAATGTGCAGCCGCCA